TGACGTCTACCCAGCCCTCTTTGAACCAACGCTTGAGTGCCGCACCTTTTTTTGATTTGCGTACAGCCATCAGAAGGTTCTTGTTTCTTTGCGTCTATTCTCTGCAACTTCGCCACAGCCCAGGGCAATAAAGCCCCCGTCTTTTAACTTCTTTGTAACAGGACGTTTGCGCTTCTTAGAAGATTCGCCCCACTTTGACGCGCCCACCTTTCGACATTTTGCTATTGCTCCCGAGGCGTAGGCGCTTGGGAAAACCTTGTAACGTGCTTTTACTTTCTTGTAGCAAGCGTCTTTCGTCATTTGTTCTTCTCCGTGTTGGAGGCGTGGAAATCTGTTTGGACATCTGTGATCGGGATAAAGTCATACTTGGCCCTCCGTACTAAAAAGTCTTGCCACATAGGCTTTATCATATCGTGGTTCTCGTCAACTTTATACGACACCACCGCAACATTAGCGTTTAACTGATACACCTGTAACGATGCCCAGCCCAACAAAGCCAAGCCCAAGACCGAAAAAACATGTTGTATGTCAAACTTCATCCCGTCACCACATCTTACAGGACCAGTAACGGGCCGTCAGCTTGTCAAGTTTCTTTGTATCGCACCCGTGCCGTGCACGAAACGATTTGCGCCGTTTAGGGTTGGACTTCTTAATGGTCATATTGGCATCGCCAAACCTGATGATTTTTTCTTTACCTTTATCGCAAGCCTTTACAACGGACTTTTTACCGCCAGAAATCTGGCGCTTGGGTACGTTGCATTTCATCTTGGACTTGTCGATCTTAGCCATATCAAGCCACCCTAAAGTTTATGCGTGGTAGAACATCATCAAGTCAAACTGCGGGACAACGAATGTAACAAAGCAACCGTCTTTAAACAGTACACCCTCATCTGGCATAAACGGGTCGTCAGAAGCGTTGTCAGTTCCAATCGAGCGAAACTGGATTAGTTCTGTGCCTGTAACACCACCGTTCCGTAGGTTAGCTATTCCAGCGGTTCCGCCAGAATAAAAAGAAAACCCTTGCAAACGAGTGCGTCCTGCGAAGATTACACCTGCCGCATTAGCATTAATGCCAGCGGATACGTTTCCTGCGGGATTGCCAACCGCAGTTATGCTTGCAATTGTTTTAAAATAACCAGAACTGGTTGCTGTTCCAGCATTAGCGCCCGTAAGGTTTTCGGTAAGAGCCGCACCATTTACATCTGTGCCAACTATATTAAACGACTTTGAAGAATCGTTTCCTGCGGACAAAATTGTTACCTGTCGTGCAGAGGCGTTTGTAACGCTTCCGCCAGAAGCTAAAGCCCCGCCAATAACCAAGGCTGCGTTGTTTCCCACTGAAGTGGCTGTTGAAATTCCGTCCGCGTCTAAAGCCACCTCATCGCTGATGATGACTGGGGTTACGTCTGATCCTGCCATTTTGGCCTCCTATAGATTACAGGCGGGGCGTTAACCCCGCCAAATTAGTTATTAGGCTGCAAAAACAAACGTGCCAGTAGTACCCGCACCAAGAGGCTGAAAGTTAAACGAGATATTCCACAGACCTGCTGTTGTGCAAGTAAAGTAGATGTACGAGCCAATGCTAAACAAGTTTGTTGTTGCGCTTGCAGGAGTATACTTCAACAAAGTTTCACCCGCAGTAGACGTATCAAACACAACTGCACTGCTGGTACGGCTTTCGATAACGCTGCCTGTTTCATAAGCATCACTACCCGCACAATCAAAGCTCAAGAAAGCAGTGCCGCCAGTAGTGTCTACGGACTGAGCGTGGACAACAACAACGCCTACTGTCGCTGCTGGCAGAGTAGTAATCTGCTGTGCGCCGCCAGTGAATGGGTTGACGTTAATTCCAGCAACATAAGTAATTGTAGCACCAGTGGCTTTAGCCGTTACAGCTAGACCGTTGAGCGTGGGGTGCGAACCACCAGACAAGATAGACCCAAGTACCGTAAGGTCGCCGCCTACAGAAGCGTTTGTACCATATGTGGAATTTGTAGTATCAGCGCCAGTGGCATTAGTTGTAATGCTTTGAAAGCCGTCTTGCGAACGCACTGGTCCGCTGAAAGTAGAATTACCCATGAGAATCTCCTGTCGGGGTTAAGTCAGCCGCACATTGCGACTGTCAGGGATGCCCAAACAGTACACGGTTCTAAAACAAAAAGAAAGGGGCCACCGAAGCAGCCCCCTCTTATAGATAGACTTTTAGTTATGCGCCAGGTGAGCCGAACACACAACGTGGGTCGCTAAAGCCAAAGCTGTAACGCTCCCGTGCCTTGAAGCGCATGTTCCCTGTGTCGAAATCTGCTTCCATGTTAGTGGAAAGCGGAGTCCGCTCAAAGTGAACAAAGCCGCGAGGCGCGTCAGTTTTGATGAAGAACGCATCTGGGTCAGTAAGGAAGTCATTGACGGCATAGCCTTCAGGTAACATCCCCATTGAACGAATTGCGTTAGTGTCGTTGTCCGAAGTACCGACGCGAAGGTTGGAGACCATCAGGCGCTCTGCAACGAATTGCAATTGCCGTGGGATCATCAACTTCATGCCGCGGAGAGCGACCTTCAAGCCACGTTCGTCAACATAACCAGCGATGTTGATAAGAGCGTCTTCCAAAGAAGTTTCGTTCAAATCAGCAGCAGTTGATGGTTCGTTGGCAAAAGTTCCACCGTTTGTAAGCGGGTGATCAGTGGCGCAAAGTGCAACACCGTCTCCGCCAGCAGATGCACCAGCGGCGAACGCATTGTTCAGTACCGCAGCGGCTTTAACCTGCTTAGAGTGGGCCATTGAGCGGGCGAGGGCGCGTGTGTAACGACTGCCGAGACGGTCGTACAAGTTGTCCTCGATTGCTTCCTCTGTTATAGAGAACGCAAGCGCAACGGTTTCGTGGTTGTAACGAGCTGTATATGCTTCGTTAGCATCGTCAAACGAAATGCCGGAACCTTCAGATTTTGTAGGTGCCGAGCCAAATCCGGCCAACATAACTTCCTCCTCAAACGCTCTGTCTGATGATTCAGTTGTGTAGATCTCGCCGTGTTGGTTTTCGTAACGACTGTACTCCATACCAAACAAGGCGTTGAGACCTGGTTCAAGCTCTTTCGCTAGTTGTGCGCGTGAAATAGCCATATGTTAGTCCCCCTTATACGCCGGTCGTAGCAACAGTGCCAGCAGCAATGGAACCAGTAGGCGCATTGAAGTGGTTGTTGATACGAACGATTAATGGAATGCCAGCGACAGTGAAATCCGAATTGTCTGGGTCATTTTGTATGCCCATAATACGGAGTGCCAAAGTGTTGGTAGCTGCGACTGTATTTAAATCTGCGGATGCAGAAGAAATACCAGTAGTTGTAGAACCACTGTTGCCTGTTGCAAACGCGATGTTTGCGAACACAGATGTAAGAATTTCCGCTTCAGTGTTCTGACCGGCCACAACATTAGATGTTGCAATGGTGAACAGTTGATTTGGATCATCATACAAAAAGGCTTTGACGGGGAAATTAGAATCCGCGCCAGAACCGGGCCAGTTGTTGGAAAAGACGGTCTCACCAGTAGTTGACGAGACGAACTCACAGCCACCAAACACACCAACGATTGACACGTTACCACCGGCCGCAGCCTGTAGATCGTCAATCACGCCCGCAGCCAACGGAATAACCGCCATGCCTTGGAAGATAGGGTTGGAGTTGTCTGAAGCTATGCGATATTCTGTCATACCGGTAGAATTGGTCGCCTGACCAAGTTTACCTACAGGACGAAGCCCATAGGATCCGTTAGAATTTGCCATAATAGCACCTCAAAAGTTACTCGGAGTCACCTCTTGTGCCTCCGAAGGATACACGACTTTGCCGATTATTAGATATCGGCATTGAAGGATGTTGGTCCTTCATTAGGTCCTGATCAACTGCTACCATCTGTTCGCGGGTCCGGGTCCCGTAATACGCGGATCGTTCTTGGGCGGTTTCTACAGGTATTCGACACAACATAAGTCCACCTTGTCCGATGACTCCTTCATACCGACCTTCGTCAATAGTAGGAGCTTCGTAGTCTGGATACTCGTCCTTACGAACGGGTTCCCATCCTTCGCGCAGCTTGGTGTTGACATTCATCTTGTCTTCTTCACCACGCATTGCGACTCGAATCCATCGATGCACATAACCCGCAGGGGGTTGAGGTGCCTCTAAGCGACTGGGCGGGGCCCATGGTTTACGGCGCGTTTCTACTTCGCGGGTTGCGCTCTCGCGCGGTTTTCTATCAGTCATTCTATCAATCCTTCACAAACTTTGCATACTCTTCAAGCGGTACGTTTAATCGTTTCGCCATCGCAATTTGTGATGGTGAGAGCTTCACCGACCTGCGCCCTGTTTTAGCTGTACTGCGGGTAGCTGAAGCGCCAGCAGGTGCGACCTGTGCTCCGCCCGATTGTTTCGCTTTGAACTTGTGTGGAAACTCCACACGCATCCTACGATCAACTTCACTATAGTATTCTTCTCCGTTGGGGTCAATTCCTTCTTCTTGAACCATCTTACGATGGATACCGAAGACGGCATAAGTCATAACCTCATCGTTACCAAACCACTCATTCTTCTCGGCCCAAGCCTCTGCTTTAGGGTCAGGAGTCGGAGCAGGTTGCTGTTGTTGTTGCGCGGGCTGCTGCACTTGCTGCCCTTGAGGCTGCTGCTGTTCAACAGCAACTTTGTCCTCAGACCGCTGTTTAGCAATCCGTAAACGCTCTTGTTCAATGGACATTTTTGACAGGCCCTCTTGGGCTTCCATCATCTTGTCCGCATCACCAGCCTCATACGCTTCTTTATAAAGGCGCTTCGCTTCACCCATTTGGCTGTCCAAACGTGTGCCGTACTCAGTCAAATAACCTTTGTCTAAGTTCTGCATACGGCTTTTAAGCTGAGTGTTCTCGGTAAGTAACTGTTGCGCCATGCGAACAGCTTCTTCTCGATCACGTTCCTCGTTCCGATATTTCTCGGTGAGCTTCTTGATCCTGCTTTGAACCTTGCTGCTATAGCTTGCAAGCTCGTCTTCAGGTTCCTTCTCAGGTTCTTTACCCTCAACCTCAACGGTTTCCGTAGACGTTTCTTCTTCAGGAACATCTATCTCAACCTCAACACCCTCGTCTTCAAGGACCTCTTGGTCTAGTTGCTCTTCACTCATTTTGTTCTCCTAAACCTGCTTGATGTCGTCGGGTTCAAGAATGGTGGCAATAACCTCGTCATCGTTAATGATGCGAACCTCTCCACCGTCAATCTTAAAACGTGACCCTGAATAACGACCGATACACACCCATTGACCTTCAGCACACCAGGGTGCGCTGTCGGCGCCAAACTTATCCGGGTCCTTATAGGCGAGAGGGCCTAACTTCAGAACGTAAGCTACAACAGTAGCTACAGCCTCACGGGCTCGAATTTCATCTGGGATGTGTAACCCGCCCTGCGTCTTGGTCGCGCCTTGATACGGCATCACCAGTAAACGCCAGCCCGTAGGCTGTGGTAGTCGTTGCAAAAGGGGTTTCTCTAGTAGGGAAGGGTCCAACACCTTCTCAGTGGCGTCAACATACGCGCTATGCACATCGGACGAGGGGGCCGGAGCCTTCTCTGTGTCCTTGTTCATTTTCTGCGCGACGTGATCAGGAAGATATAAAGTCTTCGACATCGTCTGCGGTTCTCTCCAGCAGGGCTTTTATTTCTTCACGAGCGTAGGTAAGGCCCCGTATCTCACCTACCATGAGTTTGTATTGCTCCCAGTCTTTGGCAGCATCGTTTCCGAGAGCACTTGCAATATCTTGTTCGCGCTCTCGTAGTACCTTATACATGTGTTTTGCAAAATCAACAACATCCATTACGAATTATCTCCTTCGGGTTCTTTTTCCTCAGAGCTATCATGGTACAAATTGTCGAACACTCGATTAACATCCAACGTATAGTCCAGATCTGACTTGGAGTAATGGATGTGTTGAGACGGTCTAAAGTCTGGAGCACCTTCCCCTGTTTCAAACCAAGCAGGGTGAGTTACTCGCACACGGTTATTAGGCAAAGCAACAATGTTTCCAGTATATGGACCAGCATCAAGCAGTTCTAAAACGTGACTTTGCTTATGTTGCGCCGGATCATCCGCAATTTCACTGTCAGTGTAGTCTACGGTAAACATATATTTGGCAGGGTAGAACTCGCTCTCTACCTTCGCCATCCAAGGGCAGGGTGTAGTTCTGTCCATCTGGTATACAGCGTGTGTACGGGACGAGCAGTCCCAAGGTTGCGCCGCATGAACAGGCATAGGCTCCGGCCACTCTTCAAATGGAGTGTCCCCTACTAAAGCCGTGATGGGCATTCTCGCCCACATAGCTCCGCCATGGACATTAGGTATACCCTCGATGTCCGCTTCGCAGCCAGTAAAAATCACCTGAAAACTCAGGCATCGGTTCGGCATGGTGGTGACGCCAATCGCCATCGCATGTAAAAACTCTCCGTGGTACGCAGTATGGTTGTGTGTG